TGTGGTTCTGCTGCCGCGAAACTTTTTGCTGCCGACCAGACCCGATCGGGCTCCAGATTGCCACCGTATTCCGTGCTCATGATCGCCACGGCAAACTGCCGTGTCAGTTCTCGCCGCTCCGCCTGCTGCTCCGCCTGACTCACGAGGCACTGCAGTTCATCGTTGCGCTGTTTTGCTGCACGCAATAGCTCGTGCTGACGCTGGATATCATGCTCAAGCCCGTCATTGCTCTTTAGTGCGGCATTTAGTCGCTCCTGAAGGCCCTCCATGTTTGCGACCTTTCGTTTGTGCTCGTCCCGATCTGCAATCAATTGCTGAACCATATCTGACAGAGTCTCTATCTTCAGCATTTGACACCGCTCGCTGTCGCTCAGCGGTTGCACGTCGCCTTCCTGCAACGATTCATCCGGCCCAACATCCCGCCACCAATCGCCGCTCGGGTCGTCTGGGGTTTGCTGTGGCTGTGGCTGCTGCTGTGGCTCAATGCGTCGGCGGTAAACGTCTTGCCATGTGCATCGCGTGCCAGCTGCGTCGGTGCGTGACCATCTGGTGCCATCAGACAGCATATCGTCCGATTGCAGGATCTCCCCCACCTCAACATCCCGCCATCCCGGCCCGCTCGGGTCGTCTGCCTGCTGTGTCTGTTGTTCGTCGCTCATCGTTTTCCCCTCCAAATAAACACCGCATAAAACCTGACGGCAGCCCACATAGCCCACCGCCTCCACCTGCTCACACCTGACCGCCTCAGCATCATCAGGAACACCGCATCGGCAACCATGCGGTCCTCGGGCGTCTCGCTGCCCTCACAGATCCTATCGTGCCAGTAGGACGCCTCACGCACGTCTGCCGCCAGCGGATGTCCCATGATAGACCATGCCCACCGGGGAATGCTCGCGCCGTCCCAACTGCTGCCGGGTGTCTCATTTCGCGATATGTGCACAAGTCCCGGCAGCATGTTATTTGCTATATGTTCATTCATAAACGCCAACCGTTCGCCCTCTAAACACACCGGGAAATCGTCTGCCATTGCTGCCTCCTAAAACGGACAATCTTCACCAAACTCATTCGCCGCCGTTGTCAACTCTCGAATCATCGTCGGCTTTTCCTCGCTAAACTCAGCCTGCACAATTTTGTCCCACTGGCCCTCCTTTTTGACCAACAGCCGCGAAGGCTTACGGGCTGACCCGTGATTCAGTGCCGTGATAGCCTCCGCCACGCTCGTCGGAAACGGAAAGACAGATCTCGCATCCCACCATGCAAACGCTTTCGACAACGCGAATCCTTCGTGTTCAAAACAAACCCATTCACGCACCACGATCCAGCCGAGATTGCCCGCAGGCATGGTGTCGTCGCTGACGTAGTAACTCACGCACAGCGTAGGCGGTTTGCCCGGTGTCGTCTTTTTCTGGTGCAAGTGCCAGTGAACTTCCTGCACGTCGTACCATTGCGGCTCAGGTGCTCCGACGATACTGGAAGTCGTGTCGATCTCGTCGCCGTGCCGCGGTCCCTGATCCATCTGCCGCACAAACAGATGCCCGCATTCACTGCACTTGACGGCGGACAAATGGACCTCGTTTTTGCACTTCGGACAGACCTTTGACGGTGCCTCACTGCCGTCTGAATTGCGGGGCTTGCTGATGCCGTAATCATCCGCATCGAGTGCGCCGTGCCTCTGCAGGTTGCCACCAAAATCCAGAATGAGACAATCCGTTTTGCCCTCGGCAATGCGAAGGCCACGCCCGACAATCTGCGCGAACAAACCGGGTGACATTGTGGCCCTCAGGACAGCCACCGCGTCAATCCCTGGCGCGTCGAATCCCGTCGTCAGCACGTCCACGTTCACGCACCACCTCAGACTGCCGGATCTGAAATCCGACAACACCCGCTGACGCTCGATTGTGTGCGTCTCGCCTGTGACCAGTCCCACGTCCTGCGCTGTTAGATCCCGGAGTGCTGCCGCCACCTGTTCGGCGTGATGGACGCCCGCACAAAAAACCAGTATGGACTTCCTGTTTTCGCAGGCAATCGTCAGTTCGCAGACGGCTGTGTGAATGATTGCGTCGCCGGTGAACGCTGCCTCCATCTCGGCAGCCACAAACTCACCGCCACGGACCTTCACGCCTTTCAGATCAGCCTGACTGTCTGCCGGATTGTTGCTGAGTTTTGAAAGGAATCCCGCCTCAATCAACGCCCCGGTTTTGGCCTCGTAGCAGATCCCGCTGAACAACTTGCCGTCACCTGCCAACGATCCCTCACCCGTGCGGTACGGGGTCGCGGTCAGTCCCACACAAAACAGCCTGCGGTTGTGCTGCTGAAGTCCGTCAAGGAACTGCCGGTACATGCTCCCGCCGTCATCGCTGATTAGATGCGCTTCGTCAATGACCACCAGACCACGTTTCCCAAACTCCGCAGCATCGCGATAGACGCTCTGAATCCCCGCACATATCACTGTGCTGTCGATGTCTCGCTCATTCAATCCAGCGGAATTGATCCCGACCTTCAGCCCCGTCAGACGGTGGATCTTGTCCGCGTTCTGCTGCAACAGTTCCTTGCGATGCGCAACCACCAGAACCCGTTGCCCCCACTCGACGGCCTGCCGAATCAGCAACGCAATCACGATGCTTTTGCCCGCCCCTGTCGGCAACACGATCAGCGGATTTCCGCGTCCGTCGGTGATGTACTGCCATGCGGCTGTGTTTGCTTCGCTTTGGTACCATCTCGCTTCCACCGCTCGCCCCTCCCGCAAAACACCCGGCAGCGTTGACCGCTGCCGGGTCTTGTAACCCCTCAACACTCAGCCATCAGCCGAACGGATTCGCAGGACCTGCAGACGGTGCTGGATAGCTTGTCTGCGTCATTGGCTGACCGCTCGAACGCTTCGGGCTGTAGCCCTTGACCTCGTTCGTAGGCTTGCCGTTGTACTCGCCCTGTGCCACTGTGACGGTCAGCAGTCGATTGTGCAGCTGCTGACTGTCGGAAATGCTGGCCAGCCCAACGGCGTCCATGATTGCCTTCAACCGCTGCTTCGCGATGTTGGCAACGTCCGGCTTTGCGTGCCGAATGTTCAAGCGGTCCCACAACTTCGCGCCGCTGAACTGCGGATGTCCCTGCACCTGCAGGACCAGTTCCAGCATTGCAGCCCCGCCGGACTTCGGGACCTTCATGCCGCTTTCGACAATCACCGCCGGATAGTCACCCGCTGGAAGTGCCTGACGGACTGTTTCCGCCTGGACGTTGTTCATGTCCAGATCACTCAAGTTTGCCATCGTTATCACCCTTTTACTTCTGCTGACACACCTGCAAAATGCTGAGCATACGCAGCCCAACTAAATTCAATCTCCCCCGGCATGTTCAACCGATTTTTTGCCAGTGCTGCCGGAGTCTCCACGCATCGCAAATAACGCTCACTCGCACCGCTCGCAATCGTCCGCTCGCGGCTGAATCCCTGATCCTCTTTGCGAGTGTAAACACGATAGGAGGCAAACAGGACCTCATCACACCACTCTTGAATCAGTGCCGATGCGGTCTCGTGCAACGCGGGCTGGTATCGGTCGTATGAATCCGCCGTCGGGTCTTGGTGCTTACGGATCGCGGTGTGTGCCAGCAGGATCACTCCGACACCCTGCGTTCTCCGCATGATGTCGAGTCCATCCAGCAGCGAATCCCACAACGCCATTGCTGACTTGTAGCCCGCACCATACGGAATTTCTGAGATGTGCTTTTTGTTGGCACGCTCAGCCACGTCAGCATGGATCAGGCTTTCCAGCCAGTCCAGCGTATCAATGGCAACCCATTTGAATCCGTGATCCGGATTTGCGAACAGCCAACTCAACGCGCCCTTCACGTCTGCATACGTGCGCAGGTGTTGCGTCTTTGCCGTGTCGATGTCATTCAGGCCATCTTCCAAATTCAAAAACAGCACGTCCGGTGCCTGCGCGGCCCATGACGATTTGCCAATGCCATGCGTGCCATACAGCATCACACGTCTCGGCACCACCGTTTTACCCCTCGTGATCTTCATTCGTTACTTCTCCCCTCATCACTCGTCAAACCTGATTCGCCGACCGTCGGCCAATCAATCGCATCTGTGCTCAATCTCTCGCGGTAGTCCGGATGAATCCGCCGCGGTATTCCCCACGGCATTTCACCAGGATCCCAACGGCCATGCGGCCCGTCGCGTCCGTATTCCCTCGCCTCGCGTTCTCGCGCTCCGTCCTCAATAGCCCCGAAGAATGGGGCAAAGATATTCTCGCTCATTCTGCCCTCGTGACTGTGAATCGTCGAGTGTTTTCCTTCGGTGTGATCACCTCAATCACAGTCCAGCGGTATCCTGTCAATGCGAGCATTTTTCGCACCGTCAAATCTGCTCGATACCTGGTAGGCAGTTGACAAGATTCACCGACCGCCAGCCATCGCAGCTTTGCCGCCATCCGCTCATCGCCGACCATACGCATCCTCCTGCAACTCCGACCGCAGAATGTGTGCGTCACGTGGTGCCACGATTGCCAGTCGTGCCTTGTCGTTGCGGATCTCCACCAGCGTAATCTGCACCTGCACTCCGTTGCAGTCGATCACTAACGATTCCTGTGGCTTTCGGCTGATCACCAACCGGGAATACCCCTCCGGCTTCTCTGGCAGCAGGTGTTCCGGCGTCTGCTCCGGGATGTCGGGCGCATCGTGCGGGAGTGCTGCGACCTGTGGTAGTTTGCGTTTCATTCGTTAATTTCCTCCACTTTAATTGCGGTTCCGTTTTCGTCGTCCCAATACTTTTCAATGATTGCTTTGCAAATCTGCGCGTCGTCGTGGTAATGATCAGCCAACGCATCGCAGACGGCTTTCGCAAGGTTATCAAAATCCGGTTTCTGCGTGTTGCCCTTGCCCCGCTTCTGTTCACGCTTGCGTTTGCTCCATGTTGTCGGCATGGCGAAATGCAACACGATAATCACCCGCAACGGTACGTCTTTTTCAAACACTGGGCAGCCCTTCGCCGCCAGCCTCACGGCAGCTTTGAAGGCATGAATAGGATGCTTGTTTGGCAGATAGGATCTCGCGATTCCACCACGTGCTGACATTCGCTGCCGCGGTTGTGCAACCGGCTTTCCCGGAACGTGAATCGTGAATGCCCTAGTGCTCAAAATCCGTCCTCCCGCTCTGCGTGTCTCTGAGATAGTGTGACCGTGGAACGCTCCACGATACCGGCTGTTCTCGCATGTCTCGCTGTTGCCGGACTTCCTCCGGCCACTCCCGTTGAATCTCCAAACACCGCTGCCGGATCTGCTCCGGCGTCGGGTCTGCCCCGCGTGGTCTCTGTGGATCAGGATTGACGCAACTCGCTGGGGCCCAGACCTGCCTGCCATTCCGCAACGTTACCACGTACGCCACGCCGCCGTCCTCCAGTTCGATGATCGTGGCAATCTTGCCAGCTTGCCACATGCCTTCACCGTCATCGACCAACACCCGCTCACCCAGTCGCCTCAATCGGTTTGATTTCTTTGGCACGTCCTTCGCCTCCTAATCAAAATGGAAAACCACCGGCGAATCATTCGCAGCGGGGATCAGCCGCCAGCGGACCTGATGCAGTGCTGCGGTGGTTGTGTATCACTCATGCCGAAAAATCGCCCGCGCTCGCGGGCAGTAATACGATGTCGTTTTGCCCGGCTCACCCTGACGCACAATCTCGCTGCCGAGTGCTGCCAGGTCCCGCAGATCCCGCAGAAACATGCGTGCCCCGGTGTACTGCAGGATCTCGATGCATTCGTTTTTCGTGCGTTTGCGAGTGCACAAAAACAACTCCAGACGGCGCAAGCGCAGCAGGATTTGTAGGCGGTTTGGGTGTGTCACGACCGCGCCTCCACGAATGTCTTGATGACCGCCAAATACGCCGCTTTCATCCCCTCGCAATGGTGGTCGAAGGCTCTGGCGGCTGCCTCCAGATCCCGCAGGTTATCCCGTGCGTCGTCCAGCAGTCGCTCTAGGGTCGCGATATACTCGTTCGCGGACCTCAGTTGCTCGTTGTCAGCCTTCAACCGCTCGATCTCGGTTTGCTGCTCAATCCGCAACGTCTCGGACTGCGAATGCGCGTCAGTCGCCGCAGTACGCCATGCCTGTGTTTGCTGCAGTTCTGTCCGCAGCCGATCAATCTCGGCTGTCTGATCGTTGATCGTCTGATGTCGTTGCGCTAACTGTTCTTGTGCTTGCCTGTTGCGGTTTTTCGCTGCCTCCAGTCGCTGTTCGAGGTTGTAAATAATCCGCCCCGGATCTTCGCTCACGCCGCCTGCAACTGCCGTTGTGCTTTCCGTCTCCGCTGGACGGCTGACTGGTGCACGTTGCGAGCTGTCCGGCAGCAGCCCCACAAACGCCACCAGATCGTTGTCGCTTTCGCTGCTATAACGACCGTAAAAACTTCCGTTGTCTGAATAACGCTGGTCGCCGTCCGTCCACTGCTGCCCGTCCACCGGCTCGCATTGCGTGATGACAAGTCGCTGGCCCGTCCGATTCCGCCACACTCCCTCACAAATTTGCACACTCACAGTCCCCGCCCTCCGTTATCCCCTCGCACCCGTCGCACGTTCTTCTGTGGTCGACCACCGACCACCAGCCGCGCGAACAAATCCAGTCCCGCCACGATCAGCACCAGCCCCGCCACGCCAGCGAAGGCCCCGCAGCAGAATCCGAATTGCACGTCATGGTTCCACAGGGCCTCCCATTTCTCGACATTGCTCACGGCCCGTCCTCCATCTGAATTGCCACAATGATCGCCACGACTGCCGCCACGATCGCGGCGATGATGTCCTGCATCACTGGCCCTCCTGCAACCGAACGCACCCCAGAACGTCGTCAGCCTGCGCGTATCGCTCGTCGTCTGCCGCTGCCAAATCTCCAGTCAACACGCCGTGTTGATCGACAATCGGATACCAGCCCTCGCACGGTGGGCAGGTTGCTGCCAGATCGACATTCATGTGCTCTGCCCGGTGATTATCGGCCCAATAATGCAGTGCGTCCCGATCTGTAACATCGCGCTGAATGACTTCCACCAGCGGTTCTGTTTCGTGGATCTCGCATTCTGCTGCCCACTGATTTGCCAGTGACTCCTCTGGTGTCCACCAGCTCATCAACTCACGACTGCCGATATTCCGCACCGCGTACACTGTCGCCATCGCTCGTTCCCTCACTCAACAACTCACAGAGAAAAATCCCCGCCGCACTGTGCAGCGGGGGGAAGTGTCACATGATCAACCCTTCGCCCACAGCACCCAGTTGCCATCGTCGCACAGGTTGCTGCTGGCGACCACGTACCCTCGGGCCTGCAGTTCCTCCGCGAATTCCTCGCTGCTCATGCCGTCGCCGCAAATTTCCAGCGCGTCCTCTGCGTCAGTCCGGCCTGCGTCCTCAAAGCTCGTGGTCTGTCCGCTGAACCACTCGGCAGCGGCTGCTGCTGACTCAGCATTAATTGCCACGCTGATTGGTCCGCCGAAGTGGCCGACCGCAAAAAACTTAGGTGTTGCTGTGCTCATGATCTCGTTCCCTCAATCTCGTTTGTCGTTGTCCCGCGTTCCGCACTTTGCGTGACTCGCATGGTGGGATAGTACACCTATCGACACAACGTGTCAACCCCCTTGAGAAAGATTTTCGGAAAATAATTCTGGAACGTCAGAATCACCGTGTCCTCCGAATCTGAAAAGTATTGCTGTCCAGTTGCTTCGCCCTGAACCTGAGTGAGTGCTTAAAATTCCGCTGCACCCTCCGCACGTCCTTCAGTTCAACTCCGTCCACTCGCCCCACGCAATCGACACCCATCCGGCGAATCATGCCGACGATTCGCAGATACTGTTCCTCTCGGTGGATGACACGCCTGCATCGGCAGAGTGTTTTGAGCACATGCGTCTTGCCATCCTCGACGACCACGCGGAACCGATACCCTCGCCCCAGTTGTTTTGCTGCCTCATTCGCTCGGGCAACTGCGTGCTCTAGGCTCAGCCGATCGGAGCACACAAACGGCTTTGATTTGCCGACCCGCCAGTCTGGACTATCCGCAATCCGCACAATCTCCCGACGGCTGACCGTGATTCCGTCCGGCCCGATCTTTGTGCGCAACGATGTCCCGTCGTCAGTGCATTCGTTATAGAACGCAATGACTCGCCGCAGTGGTGTGTATTGCTCACGCGGGATCTTCAGCAGGACGGATTTGCCAACGGCCAATCGGTGAAGGTTGTGTTGCTCGATTGTTGGGTGAAGTCTCATCGGTTTACCTCACTCAGCAGCGCACGCACGCTGTCGACCCAGTCAGACACAGGTTCGAGCATGGAATACACTCGCCGGCCTGCGGTCGCCCTCTGCAACTCATACGTGCCCGCGGCAATGTCGGCCTGCCTAACCGCAAGCCCATTCACGATTGCCGCTGTGATGTCCTGCATGTCACTTGCCCTGTCGATGGACAGTGTAAGGCCCAACGCCTTGCGCAATTGATAATCAATCTCCGTCTGGTGGCTGGCCAGCAGACTATTGGCATACGGCCTCACCACGTCGCCCGTCAGGATCTCGTGGCAATCATGGAGCAGTGCCCATAGTCGCACGCTCAACGGCTGCGCAATCGATCTGTAATACACCGCCAGCGAATGTTGCAGCACACTGCAATCAATCGCCTGCCCGCCGAATCGGTTGATCCGATGCAGGCATTCCGCGACTCGCTGCGGATCGTTGCGGATCGCGTTGGCCAGCTCCTCGGGTGTTTGAATTAGGCTCATGGCACCTGCCCCTCCGCGTCTTGGTCATTCAGTCTCATCCGCAGTCCGCGCACGCCACCCTCAATCGTGCTGATGCGCGTCAGCACGTCACACAATGCCGCGTTGATCCGGTCGATCTCCGCCTGCAGATCCACAGGCGGTTCCGGTGTCGGTGTCGGTGTCGGCTGCTCCGTGTCGCCGTCGATGTAGATTTTAATGGTTGGCATGTCTCACCCCTCAAAAAAGTGTCCTCGATTTCTCCAGACCTCGAACAAAACTCAACGCCGTCGGCAGATGTGTGTCGGGGTACATGCTGTACGCCGTCCCGTCCACCGTGTCTGCTCCCAAATCATACGCATATCTCAGTCGCCTCAGTGTGTTCACTCGCCCGATGTGCACCGCCTTTCCTCGCACCTTCGCCGCCTCGATCAGCCCCGCAGACTGCCTCAACTTGAACCGGTTGTCACCGCCCACGAACACCGCATCGATTGCGCCCCACGGCACCTCCGATTCGTCACACCCATTCTGCAGCACGAAGGCCAGCGGAAACGGAATGCGTCCGATCTCCTCCAGCCAATACTGCAGCCACCAGCCAAACAGCCTCAGCGTCGCCGCATGATTGCCGACCATGTCAGGGACTGCTACCCACAGCGGCGGGGCGTGTCGCTCCATCGTCCATGACTCCACGCACAGCCTCCAGAATTTGCGGTCGTCTGGACGACTGTATGCCGCGTTGTCAGCTGCCCAGGGCAACGGCAGACTGCAGATCCGGTTGCCCGTCTGCGGAGTATGCAACACTCCGAGATGGTCCGGATATGCCGCGGCCAACTGCCGCACCGTTGCTGTCGCGCCGCTGACCAGAATTCTCACACCATCGCCCCCTCATAATACTCCGCCACGATCGCCGCTAGCCCCTCCTGCCGCGTCGTATACCTCGCATCAATCCACTGCACCACCTGCGGCGGGAGTTTGACCACGCACGTGATCGCAGCCCGCGAATGCTTGCGGGGTCTGCCCATTGGCTTTTTTTCGGTCACTGTCTTTGCCTTCTTCATCGGTCTCCCTTTCGTCAAGTAAACACACCTCGCACCGCTGCACCTCCCACGGGCACAGCGGTTGCCTGCACGTCTCGCACAGTTCCGTCATGGTCGCATTTCCTTGCCGCCCAAAAACCCCCGGCAGAACGCCTGCCGGGGGAAGTCTGATCGTCACTGCTGCAGATCCCGATGGACGGCCCGCCAGTCAACTCGCACGCCTGCCACAAAGACCCTGCTGGAAATCTGAGTTCCGCGGCCCGCCACCAGCCACCCGCGCCGCCGCGCCATCAGACCAAATTCGCGCCAGCCCTGACATACCGATTTCCCCCCGGCCGTGCGAAACCAACCTCCGCCGTTGCGCTGCACCCCGGCAACGTCTGCAATCACCTGCAGCATGTGTGGATTGTCCATCGTTCGTTCCCTCACTCGCTCAACCCGGAAAACCCCCGCCAGCCAGTCCGGCGGGGATGTCGTTTGTTTGTCAGTTTGTGGTCCCCGGATATGCGCACCGTGGTGCGTACTTGGCGTACATTTCCGCGTTCCACTCCTCATCGTCTCCGCCGCTGTGTCGGGCAAAATCATCTTCCGACACCAGAATTGCCTGCACTTCCTCGGCTCCAGCGTTGAGCAAACCACTCACGCGACCCCAGCCATCGATCAGTTGATAGCAATCTTCTTTTTCCAGCACAATGACGGGAATTCCGCGATTGCTTTTAAGCGGCTTGACCTCGTCGCCAAATCCACCCGGAAACGTCACGTCGTCAATGGCGATGGAAAACAGCCCAGTGTCTGCAGCAAAAGTCGTCATCGTTCGTCCCCTCGTTTGTCGTTTGTTGTTCGCCACACGTCAGATCATACATTTGTTTTCGGAAAGTGCAACCCCTGTCTTGAAAGATTTTCAGAAAATAAAAAACCCCGCGTTTTCGCGGGGTTTCGGAAGTCTCACTTCGTCCGCCACGCTATCAGGTCATCATACCTACCGGACTCCCGCAGATCCTCGAACGTCCACCCGCCCTCCCTCGCGAAGGCGTAGGCGTCCAGCTCCGATTGAATATCTTCCACCACAAACACGCCACCCGGCCTCAGCAGCGGCCACAGTTGCTCCACCGCGGCCTGTTGATGCGCCAGCTGGTGGCTCCCGTCATCAATGATCAGGTCAAATTGCTGGCCCTGCAACTGCCGCAGGACTGGCGAGAAATCGGGTGCCGTCGCGACAATCACCGGCAGATCCGGGACGGGATTCCGATCGACTCCGATTGCCTCGACCGGATAGCCGACATGCCGCCATGCTCGCAGACTCGCCCCGCGAAACACTCCGACCTCCAGCACTCGGGACGGTCGCAACGTCTCCACCAGGCCGTCGTAAAAGGCTCCGTAATTGTGCAGGGTGGTTTTGTCGCTGCCTTCATGCAACAGTGCCTGAGACAGCGTGAGGACGCCTGCAGCGGGTCTGCTGCGGTGTGTCTGGTAGTCTGGTGCACTCGGACCGCTTTCCGCAATCGCCCTGTCGACCGCTCGCAGGTTGATCGGGATTCGCTCTGACGGAATTCGTGGCAGCCGCTTCCGCCGATACCGCCCCAGCGTCGGAGTGACAGCGTCGCCGTGACGAATCCAAATCCATCCCGGTTTCTCGCTGACGACTCGATAGTGCCACTGCTCCGCGAACAGGTGGTGTTTCTGATCGTGCGGGCTTTTGTTTCCGTCCGTCACGATCGAGACAAACTGGTTGCCCCGGTGGCTCCATGCGTACGCGCCGCTGCGGTAGTAGACGATCCCATGCGGCCACAACAGCGCGACCTCGCCGAAGGGTGGGGCTGCTGCATAAGTCGCTTCGCAGAATTCCCGGCAAAGGCAATCGTCATCGTCCATGCGTGAGACAACCTTGCGCCCCTCCGGCAGGTTGTAGTTTTCGCCGTACAACCGCCATTCGCTGCGCAGAACCTGAATGACGTAACAGCCCGTCCCACGGATCAACTCCAGCCGTTCGGCTGCGTGCGGGTCGTCGGGATGTTGGGCAAGGTGAATCACCGGCTTTCTGGTTTGCGCAGCGAGCGAAGGGACGCACGTTGTTCGCGTGATTGCCAGACGCCTGCGCGATAGCTCGGGGTCAGTGTACACGCTCTGGATGATCAGGATGTGTGGTGTCATTTTCGCCCCTCAATAACCGCCCTGTGTGTATGCCGCGGTCGTCGCTTGACCTTCCGCGGTTGCGGTCTGCCAACCTTCCTGAAGGCTGGCGTGTATCCGCTGTCCGTTGTTTCGCTGGACGCCGGGTCAGGCAATAGCCCGGAAAGAAACTGCCGCATCTCCGGCGTCCAGCATTGTTGCAGGTGATTCAGCACGTGGCAACCTGCCGTCAGTCGCTGCAGTTCCTCGACTGTGTGTCGCTGCTGAATCCGTGCAAAAAACCCCCGCGTCCCGTAGGGTCTGCCGCGATAGGAATTCCCGTAGAGCACTTCCCACAACAGCGTCTGGTTGTCCAAATCAAACTCAGTAAACAGTGTCGCCAGCTTGCCACGTTCAACGGTATGCGGCAGGTGTGTTGCGTAGTCGTGCTGCGGTCTGCCTCTGGCCCGCAGTGCCTCCATTGACTGCCACTTGCGCCGCTGCCATTGGTTCGAGTTGTCGCGCGTCCACGGGTACGCGCGGGGCGTGTCCAGATCGTCCCATGAAGTCTCGCGCAGCAGGTAAACGTCGTCCATCATCCAGACGAATTCCGAATCAATCTCAGGGTGCTGGCTCATGGTTTTCATCTTCGCCAGCATGTCCCGGAAACCCCTGTTCGCGCACGGTGCGATTCGCGACTGTTCAATGACGTGACCACGATACCACGGGGGACGGTCTCCAACGATTGTCGTTTTCACGGGACCGCCAAAGAATCGCTCCACGCTCCGCACGCTCCAGCGTAGTTCGTCGCCTGACGCGCCACCGTGCCAGTACGGCCACACGAACTGCGTTGCGGATGTTCGCCGTTTGACGGTGCCGCAACTGCCGCAGGAACGCGGGGCGGGGCGGTAGGGTTGAGACTCGCGAACGGATAGCCGTGATGTCGCCGTGAAAAAATCGGGTGCCTTCCGATACGGGCATTCAGTCGCACAGAATTCCACCGGCAGCCAGCCGCTGTGCCGCAGCTTCGGGCAGGTGCACGCCACCATGCCGCCTGCCTCGCGGTCAGCATGGATACAATTCACGCCGGACATACTGCCACCGTTTGCCAATCGGTAATTGCAGGATCAGGAGACCACGCCATAAACGCCCCCGGAGAAGCAGGCATTCCGACCGCAGCGAAAAAGAAATCCGCACCCCAACACCTGACACAGTTCCGCGTGTTGCACTCTGGCAATGCTGGCACAATCCACGACCACGCAATGCCGGTCTGCATTTCCATTGTGTTCGGATTGTTGTAACTGCCTGGAAAATCTGCAGTCCAAAAAAACAACACGAACGCTGTTTGACTGCATGTGTTCGCCGGTTCGACAGCATAGGAAACCAGCTCCACGCGCGACCATCCGAACTGATTGTTTCTGCAGGCTGCGTTTGGTGTGCCGTCCTGGTTTTTCTTGCCTGTGAACAACGCCAACTGATCCGACTTCCAGACCGTGCACACGTTCGCCGCGGGGTCTTGAAAATTCAAAAACTGTGCAGCCGCTGGACTGAGTGACGCGGCCCCGTATGCACGCAACAGGAATGTCCCGCCCTGACTGCTCTGGCAGTTGTGATAATACAGCGGATTGCCCAGCAACTTGAACCATGATGATTCAAACGTCACCGTCCATTCTGAAGGCAGGTTGTAGCAGACTCCGCAGAAGGACAGCGGCGGACCCGGTAACGACTGGTCACTGAGTCCCTGTGATACGCTGTTGAGATTGCGTGACGATCCGCTGGCGATGCTGGATGCTGTCGCTGGCTCACAATTGCACCCGCACCCGATCAGCATCTCACGGCCCTCCGGTGCCTGCACTCGCAGAAGGCCCGCCCGCTGACGCGCTCGCAGAACCAAACGAGAACGATTCCGATTGCGGCCCGCAGTCTGCTGCGTATGGCTGCCACTCGCCGTCGATCCATTCAATTTTGATGTACGTGTCAGCGTCGATCGAAATGTTTTCGAATCGGTTGACGACGGTGACAACAATGCTGGACAACTCCAGATCCCCGGAGCTGTTGCCCTGCAGGATGGTGGCCTGTGCTGTGCTCGGGTCTGTCAGCGTATCCACCGCTGCCAACAGGTCAGATTGCAGGATAGCTTGACGGCGCAGTTGTTGCCCGGTGTAGCGTGCTCGCTGTGACGGCATATTGCGAACACGGC